AAAGAATCACAGAGGAGGAGAAAAACCAACCGGCCAAGATAACTCATGGAGAGAGACAGGCGTACCATCGGCACAAGACCCATTAAATACTTTTGCAGGAGTAGTAAGAACTTTCAAGGATGTATTCAATGCAGACTTTCAGTTGAAAGATGGCAAATTTATCTTTGAGCGTAGAGATTTCTTTGAAAAGAGCACAGGATATGTTATTCCTGATACTTTTATCGACCAAGAAAAGCTAATAGATACAAATAGCTTTAACACAGATGAGATTAGAGCTAACTATAATATTAATTGGGCATTCGATAATCAAGACCTAAATACACTAGACAACCAAAATGGTAGGGTATTCCAGGCAGTATTAAAGCCAAAAGTAACTATTAACTCTAAGCTTACTACCTTGACAGGATTAAAAGAGGTAAGTATACCCATTAGTTTAGCAATCCGCAAAGATAAGCTAACAGTTATAGAGCAGATAGTTAGAGCTTTAGTTAGTGCAGCGGATGCTTTGACAGGACAGTTAGGAAATCCACAAAGCTTATCCGGTAAGATTACTAATAGAATCGGTAGTATGTCTAGCTCTAGCCATTTTAGTAGTGGGTGCAGAATGGTAGTGATGGCAGGGAGCACATTACAAAAGAATCAGAGACAGATAATGGCCGCATCAAAATTGTGGGATAATTATCACTTTATCAATAGCTTTAAAAAAATTGATGGTAAGCATAACCAATATTGGCTATACAGAGAGCAAAAAATACCTTTTTGTTTTGAGGATTTCGTAACTTTACTAGACAACAATCAAGTAGAGACAGAGGCAGGAGAGCCAGCACAGATAGAATCCCTAGAATGGCAGATATGGGATAACTTTGCTACCATAAACTACAAGGTTAATCGTCTTTATGATGATAACTTTGAAATCACATTCTTACAATGAGTTTACAAGACAGCCTAAACAACCTAAAAGCTACAGTAGAACAAGCTAATGCAATTATAAGAGCTACTGAAAATAGTATAGATGTTACTATGGACAATCTTATGAAAAGTGCTAATCCTCAAGAGCTAAAAAGCATACAAAAAAATGTTATGAGTATTAAGACTTTAATAAACAAAGCTAAAAAGGGAGAGAATGTAGATGCGGATATATCGAACATAGCAAAAAGTATAAATAATGGGAGTAGAGATTAACAAAAGGGAGTATACTAATCCATATAGACCCTTAGATTCTAATGTAAATTGGCTGTTAGGCAATACAGGAGATTGGCAGAGGCTTACAGTAGAGGCTAGTTTTGGTGTATTTATAGAATTTGATACTACTAATAGCCTTTTTATTGACGAGCCAGACCAACTAACCCTAACCAATGGCAAGAGTTGGAATGAATACGGATTTACAGAGGGGGATGATATAGTATTGCAATGGATACACAGGGATATTTCTAACCCTAGCTCTCCTGTAGATAACTTTAACAGAGTGCCCTATCCTGGAGACCAAATGTTTATCGGTAAGATTGAGGATAACAAAGCATTTATAGTGCAGCCTAATGGACAGCCAATCGGAGGTATAGGTGCATGGTCTCAGATTCTCCCTGTCAATAGTGGACAGTTCAACATAGTAAACGTGGTTATTTTTACGCTAAAAAGACCTCAAGGTATAAAGCTTACCTATGGCCATTTAGAGAATAGTAACAGCCAATCTGCTAACCTTAGTAGCTTTATTGATGGCACATTGACAGAGTTTGTAGCTGAGAATACAGATACTCTTACAATCGGGCAGACAATACAGATGCAGCCATTAGGCAATCAGTCGGGGATGAGTATAGCAAATGTGAATATTAAGTATATTGGTTCATCTTTTTTTGGTATCAAGCAGAACTACGAGATAGAGATAGTGTATATGCTTAGCTCTTTCTTTGAGGATGTTACTAACTTTGAGGATAGAGTGGCTCCTAGTCAGACCTTTGATGCTGCATCCTTAACCGATAACTTTTTGATACAAGGCTTTCCGGTATACAATAATCCTAATGTAACAATACAGAACTTTTTAGAGAATACTGAAAAGCTAGGTAATACAGGATGGTTTGATGAAAATTACAATGGATTTGATAATGATTTTACTATTAGCTCTATTACCTATCAAAAACATGAGGATTTAACACAGAGTGCAGGCACTACTACAGTAACACAGCTAGACTATCAGAATGCAATCAAGGTTACTGCTGTTATTGATGGGGTGGAGAATCTATCAGGACAGACAAAATATACCTATGGTTTTGCTTATATTCCTATTGAGGAGACAGATTATAAACAGAATGAGTATCCTTTTTACAAAAATACAAAAATGAATACAGGGGGAGATGCTGAAAATTTCCAAGATGTATTCAATTTATCCAATGCTTATAGATTTACTCCCTCATCTGCTATCCCTTTTGCTAGAGGCTATTCAAGTGATAATGCTAGGATGGATGTGCAATGGCTAAAAGCATCAATATCAGGAGTAAAACAAGTAACATTAGAGCTTACTCTTGTACCTAATGCCAATTTTACTACGTTTTTTGATGCAAAAGATGAGATAGAACGAAACTATATTTTGTGGTTTAGCATAGCAGACCAAAACCTAGAGACAAACTTTAGTAACAGAGTAAGCCTTTTACTAGACTACAATCAGATGGAAACATTTGTAGAGCCTGTAGGTGCTTATGATGGGATGATTATAGAAATGCTAGACCATCCAAAAGATGAGACAGATGTGGCCTCTCCTTGTGGCACAAATAACAAGATAGAGGATGATTTGTTAGCTCGTATATTCTTTACTATTGATACTGCAGTATCTCCTACTATTCCAATCCCTACAGCTCTTACCTATGGATTTATTGTGGAAAGAGATAGTGATGGATTGACCTATGAGCTAGAGACATTCCAAGTAGACCTAACCCAATATCCTGACCCGACACAATTTAACTTTAGTGCGAGCAGAGGATTTAAGTTAGCTCCAGGCAATAACAAAAACTTTATCAAGGTTGATTATTGGTCTCCATTAGATAGCGGAACAGAGAAAGGTGTTAGAGGTTTATATGGCTATAAGATACGATGGGAGGACTGGCTAAAGAGAATCAATGTTCCTGCAGAAATAGTGCAAGATTTCTACGATAATACAGAGCTAAATAATGGTATCAATAACGATTGGTATCAATGGTTTAGTAATGCAGGATATACTTTTAGTTTTGTAGTGTATACGAATGCTGTTTTGAATGGCAAAAATGTAAGGTACAAAAATACTTTGCCTATAGTATTCAAAGATTATGATGAGAATCCATTAATATCTACAGAGATTCGATATTACAGACAATCAGATAATACATTGTTGTCGGGTGGTATAGACCCAATAACAGGAGGAGACTTAGGAGTTATCTTAGACAATGAGCTAGTAAGGATAGAAATTGAGTATACTAGCTTAATTCCTAGCAGTTTTACCAACTTAGCTAATATTTATGCGTTAAACACAATAGAGGTAGATGGTGGTGCAGGATTCTTAGAGTATAGACAATTAAGCTCTATCTATTTACCTGAGATTGATAATCCTTTGCTACCTTTGCCCGGAGGCACTTTGTTAGATGTGCAGATAATATCTCCTACAGTTCTTTTGTGCTCATGCTTAGTAGACCCGAATAAATTAATAGATGCTACTCGATACAAGATTACCGGTAGAGAGGGGTGTAAATAATAAAAAATGGCATTCTTATACAATTTAAACAGTTGCAATCCTGCAAGCTATCCAGATATAGTCAATCTATGTTGGAATACACAAGTACATCCATATAACTTATTAGTAGTTTATATTGATGGTGCTAATCCATTACAGACCTATACTCTAATCTATCAAGGAATAGATACAGCTAAATGTGTAAATACTATTCCTGTTTTACAAGTAGCTACAGAGAATACCTGCACTCCTAGTTATGACATATTTAAGTATAGGAATTGTGAAACAGGATTAGAGCGTATCTTTGGCTTTCCTCTTGCTCCTGCTCCTGGCACTTTTAAGATAAATGGGGAATGTGATTGCTGGACATTTGTTGCAGAGGAGAGCAGAGCAGACGAGGTAGTTACTACAGCCTTTAATAGTTATCCTAATTGTGAGGAGTGCCTAGATAGGAGAGAGGAAAATTTATGCCCTACATCAGAGCGTACATTAGGTTATGCAGTAAAAGTAAAACTGCCTGAGCAAGCTCCTGTAGATAGAGGGTTTAGCAAGTGCTGCTACAAAAACTTAGTGCTTGCAGATATTGCAGATGCAGACCCTTACAAAAATGACTTTACAGGAAGCTACTTTAAAAGAGAAACGCCAAGCAGTACAGTAGATTTTAAGCTTGTAGATGTAGTAACTACTACAGAATATGCCTTAAATGATGCTACCTATGGAACATTCCAAGACTTTGGAGGGGTGCAAAATGATTTAACCTACTATATTGTAGATTGGAGAAAAGTGCTAACCTTATTAGGTGAGGGAGTATATCAGATAAAGAAAGAGCTAACAATAGCCGGTATATCTGTAGACTTGCTTAGTGATACCTATAGCCTAGAATCTTTCAGCATACAGAAAGCTAATGGTACAGTAAGACTAGATTCCATCATCGATGGCAAGCTTGTAGCTATAGATACTGACTTTTTGAATAGCGGATACACTACATCTCTAAGGGTTAGAGGGTATTTTGGCAATCCTGAATACAGCTACGAGCAGGACAATATAGCGCAAAGAGACTACAGCTTTAAGCAAAACACAATGAGCAGCAAGAGAGAGTATAAGTATCAAGCTCTACAGCTACCCGATTGTATAACAGAGGAGCTATTTGATTTTATGTTGTTTGGTAAAGAGCTATTTGTATCTGACTACAATGGCAATAATCATAGCTACAAATACGAGCTTTTGCCTGTAAAGCTTGAGGGTAATGCAGGTACTGAATATTTTGTTACTGATAGGGGTGTAAATGTTAACCTTACTTTCTCAGATAGGACTGAGGATGATAGAAAAATTAACTGTTAATTATGGCAATGAAAGTATATATCAATGGCGATACTGTAGAGATAGACCAAACAGCACAGCCTTTACTAAATATCCCTAGAAACAAGGCAATCTATAGGATAGAGAATGATGATGTTACCATCTTTAACAATGAGGATAGGACAGTATTTAGAACAGACACAGTATCTAACATTCAAAACCAAGCAGGAGCTGCAATAGGTAATTTACAAGATGTTGTTAAGTACCTGAGCAAATCTGTAGTAGTTAGAGGTACTAGCGTAACTAGAACCACAGGAGGCACAGGAGGCACAGGTGAGGCGAATACTGCTAGCAATGTAGGTACAGGAGAGGGAGTGTTTAAGCAAAAGGTAGGAGTAGACCTAGAGTTCAAAAGTTTAGTGGGAGGTACAAATATTACTCTATCAAGTACAGCGGATGAGATTACCATAGATGCTAGTGGTGGTGCTACTGTTGAGCAGTTCTACCTAGAGCGTACAGAAACAATAGATAATGCTACTGCAATAGATATAGAATACTTTACCTTTGTGCAGGGAGGTACTGAGATTAGCAATACTATCAATGTTACCGGAGGAGATTATTATTTTGAGATAAGCTTTCTAGCTTTTTGTACATCAAATTCAGGGAGAGTAGTAGTCAATCCTCAAGTTAATTCAATCGATATATTCAGCAATCCATACAAAAGGGAGCGCAAAGATATAGACGAAATATTCTACGAGTCTATATCCAAAAGGGTAGCACTATCTGCAGGGGTAAACGTAATACAACTACAGCTATCTAATAGTGGTAGTGGTAGTGCTAGAATTTTTGAGGCAAATATACAAATAACTAAAGCATGATAAACTTAACAGAATTTAAAATTACTAACCTATCCGGAGGCCTGATAGTTATTGCTAGCTTAGATAACTTTAATCTAGCAAATGGAGCTGTAGATATTGATGTCTTTTCTGCTGCTAATGGTAATTTTAGCATAGAGGATGTGCAGGGCAATACAGAGCTAGAAACATTATTGCAAGCAGGAGATATAGGAATAAAAGACCAAGATGATGGAGAGTTCTTTACTCTATTTCCTTTGTATGGCCATATGTATACTGTTATATGCCCAATAGTACAAAATACAACGGAATCCGATTGGAATCCAGCAGGATGGCACAATGCCAAAATTATAAAAATGGCAACAGCAGGCCCTCAATTTTTTACAGGCTTTCAAAAGACATATCATGGAGATTTTAAGATATTGAGAAATGAATCTATCAATACGATGTCTTTGCTTTTTAATAATGCTAACAGTTTAGTAGAAAACAGAATATATCCAATAGAGCGCAGTACAAACAACAATAAAAAATATAGTGCAGTTGTTATCCATTATGATGCAATAGAACAAAAATGGAAATGTATAGATGCAGAAAAACCATAAACAATGAACTTATACAGAAAAGACATAGGAGTGCCTTTCATTAATGAAACTATAAGCGGAGTATATCCGTATCAGTATAGCGATATACCTTTGATAGATTGGTTTGATATTACTAGCATAGTAGATAATGATTTGTATGGTGGTTATGCTGCAGATTATGTAAGAGCTACCAAAGAGATGGCTATCTTGTTTGAGGCTTTGCCAGGAGAAACAGAGGCAGACAAATGGGCACAATGTACCTTAGATGAAATGAGATGCTTAGCTAAGAGGATGATTATAAATGATAAGGTTTTAAGACTGCAAGTTTACACTAAGCCACAAGATGAGAATAATTTCTCTATCCATGCAGATGAGTCTATAACTTGCAGACAAAACCGAGTAGATTCAGCAAAGATACACATGGGGTATTTATTGACTGTACCGGATAGAGTAGATTTATTTACTACAGTAGCTTTGATGCTAGAGAGTTTTATCAATGTTAACGACCATAGTATTATTACATGGATGCATTCAGAGACAGGCTTTTTAGCTAAGCCTTATTATACAGCAGATTTAGAAAATTGTTTTGAACAAATAGTAGAAAACGGAATATACTAATATGGATTTTACAATATTATTTCAGAGATTTGCTGAGCAATCTCCCTTAATAATTCTTTGCGGTCTTATCATCTGGCAGTTGCTCAAGATGTATAAGGAGGAAAAGGCTTTAGTACGCACAGAGCGCAAAGAACATGAGGCAAAGATTCAGGAGCTCAATACGTATGTTAGAGAGCGAGAGATTGAACACATCGAAACTCTTAATAGTTTATCCGTTATTATGAATTCCATTGATGAAAAGATGGAAAAAATATCATCAGTTTTATGAGAGATATCAAAGAGATTCAAAGAGAGTTAAAAGGAATCAGACAAAGCATTAAGGATAAAGCAGACAAGATAAAAGAAAAAAAGGCTTTAAAAAAAGCCTCTTAATAATCCATCTTTATCTTTGCCCATATAGCTGTAGCTAATGCAGCCTGTACTCGTTCTTTTCTGTGATTTACTATGTATACACAGTCTTGAGCTGATGTATGGAATCCAAACTCCTCCAAGACAGCTCCAAACTTAGTAAAATGCTCTAAGTCTGTATGTCTTAGGATATAGAAATTGGATTCATAATCTACATCTCCATCTTTATCTTGTGTTCTATATTTCCAATCGGGGAGAGCAGTTTTCATGTGCTTAAAGTGTACATCTGCAATCTTATCGGAATAGTTCTGCCCTGTAGTAGTGTATACGCTAAATCCTTTAGTGTTTTCGAGCTTATCTTTGCTGTTGTTACTATGTATAGCATTCGAGTGAAAAGAGTGCATATATCCGTAATATCCTCGATATAAATAATCAGTAACTAAACTAGCTCTTTCTAGCAATGGAGTATCTTTGTAGGGATGGTAGGTTCTTACTGTCTGAATCCCTGCAGCAGTACATTTTTCTATAAACATCTCAGCTACTATCCTATTTTCATAACCCTCAAAATAATGGCCATTTTGATGTAGATTATATTCAGGGTGGAATGCTCTTTTGCCGGCTGTAGTGTAGATGCCATTCATGTCTATGCCGCCATGTCCAGCATCTACGAAAACTACAAACCTGCTTTTGGCAAAGGTCATAAGGTTGTTAGATTCTTTATTACTTTCCAGGTCAATAGCTATCCATGTGTAGTTACCTACAATGCCATCTACTTTTAATCCGTAATCTGCTTGGAATTGCTTTATTGCTTGGCTTGTGCCATCACCAAAAATTCCATCTACAGTTATTGATGTACCTAGTATTTTATTGAGCTTTATCTGTAGCTCTTTTACTTGTGTTCCCCTACTCCCTTTGCTTAGTAATACTCTCATTTTTTAGCCTCTACTACAAATGCAATAAAATCTCCTAGCTCTATGATGATATAGAACAAACGTTCTGCAAGCTCCTCCGAGAAATCATCTTTGATATCTAGCTCAGATTTGACAAGTGCTTTTATCTCCTGCTTTTCTGCCTCGTCTAAATCTACCCATTCCTCTCCAATCTCTTTGTAATTTGATACGATAGGATACAGAGCAAAGATGTTATCTAAGAATTTTAGAGCTACCCATCCTGTAACTTTTTTGCCTTTCTTTTTTTCGATAAGTGCAAATATCTCATCGATTAAATCAGTATTCCAGCGGACTACCTTTTTTAGATTATCAATCCCTTTCATTTTTGATGATGTTTGGTTATGTAATGCTATAAATATACAAAAAAAAGGAGAGACTAATTAAAGCCTCTCCTGTGAAATTAAATAACGACATGAAATTTCACTTAAAAACTACGAGAAAGAGATGTTATTCCTAATGGAATTGAATTTATCTATAATTTCTTTTTTCTTTTTGCCTGCCTCGTATATAACCTCAGCCATCTCATCCATTAGCTCCTCATTTCGTTCAATGCGGATAACGTGTAAAAAGTTCTTATGATCTAGCAATCGTGGGTCAAAAGACATGAAATCTACATATGAGCGGCCAGAGCAGAACATCTGATGATGCACTTGGTAATAATACTGCTTGTACATCTTGTATAGGTCTACATCATCTCTGAGATTGATAACGTTGTTTATGTGGTTTATTCTAGTATAAGGGCATTTGATTTCTACTATGCCATCATTACCTATCAATCCATCGGGAGAGCTACCGGTATTCTCATCAAACACATAAAAGCCTCCATTAGTAACCTCATTTCCCGACATAACCTCATATACATTCCTGGCACTATCCTCATTTTCTGTGCCCCAAGCCATAGCCTTAGAGCTGAATCCCTCTACCTCTAATGGGTAGATAGATTCAATGGCTTTTTGTGTTATGTAGGTTTCTGCAGATTTTGATAATCCTCCTCCTTTACCTTTTACAAAGAGATTGTATATCTGTGAGCTAGTGAATAGCCCTAATCGGATGTTAAACCAATCAGGACTATTCTGCTCCATGTTCATCCATTTCATTTACTTAGAGTTTTCTAGGTTAGATAAAATGGTTTTCTTAATCTCATCGGTTAGGGTATATTGCTTTTCTACAGCATTAAAATTGCCATCTCTTTTAAAAGCTTTGCCTGCCATCGTATACATGCCTACAGGTAGCTTAGCCTTTTTTTTGACAATCATAGATTGGCCGTTCATTCCATTTCCATCATCGTCTGTATCTACCGAGATAGCAAGGAGCGCAGAGATAGCGTATCTCTTTGCGTATGTAATCCCTCCTCCTATCTGCTGCAGATTGTTTGTGCCTTTGTTCCCCGACATTGGGTTAAATGGCATAGCACTACCTTTATACTGCCCAGATTCGTGGATAAGGGTAGTAACAATATACTCTCCTGCTAGGTCTTGAGTGATTGCTAGCTTATGCTTGGTTAGGATAGGTCTAACTGTATTAAGCAAACCATCTAAGCTTACGTATTTGTTACGTAAATGCGGATTCTTAGCATCTTTCTTGAGGGATACTTTTTGAAAGTCTGTAGCAAAGCTAATAAGTGCTTTTGATAGCTCGCTAATTTCTACTGTTTGCCATAGTTGAGGCGTTAATTTGATAATCTCCATTTCTCGAATGTTTAAAGTGAATAAAAAAAAATTGTCGTAATACAAAGATACTAATCCTCCTGCTTATAGGAGAATTCAATATCTAGTTTTTGAAAAATATCTAAGGCTTTATAGATGTCGTAGTCTATCATCTCTACCATATCGATAGCTATGTGGTCGGATGGTAAATCATGCCAAGCCCATTCTATCTGCATATGGTCTAAGATTTGCTCGCAGATTCTTTCTTGAGCATCTATGTTGTGTTCTGAATTGAAATATATTTGCATTTCCATTATTGTAAAATTTAAAGATTAGAAAAAATAGAGAGGATTGCTCCTCCCTTTGCTACCAATGGATAACGTTTAGTGTACGGACATCTAAACATCTCCAATCGTTTTTATTGGTATCCCAAAAAGTCTGTAGATACCATTTAGTACGATAGTAGCAAGTTTTGTACTCGTAGTTGATAAAATCAAAGTTAGTAGTACCTAGAGCATCTCTTTCCTCTCCTGTGCTCTTTTTAGTAAATGTAAAGTAGCACAAGCCTTTAGCAAGCTTGGTAGATATTTTTACTTTTGCCCATGCAAAACGTAGAGCATCAGCGAATGTAGGAAAGTGAGATTTTACAGAGTGGGCGAGAGTCATTACTTTAGACTTATTCATGTCGTTAAAATTTAAGTGAGAAAAAATATTCATGTCGTTTGATAGTATCAAAGATAATATATTCTATGATATTTTGCAAGTTTTACGTAATTTATTTGCATTTTTTTTGCAAAATAGTTCAAATAGACTATATTTGTAAGGTATTTAATAACCAAAACACAAAATAAAATGAAAAAATGCACCAAAAAAGTAATATGTAAACGTATAGT